TACTTAAATATATCTATTATTTGATTTTCAATATTTTTTATGTTAAAATTCATAGCATAATTACTTTTTAATGATCTATCAATATTTGATTTAGCATTAACTTTTTCTATTGTTAAATTTAAATTGTATATTTCATTTATATAAACACATAATTCATATTTTGAAACGCTAATAGGCGAATATATATGTCTAACACCAATCCAATATTTATTATTGTCTATAATATCTTTTACTACTTCTGCCAAAGTTAAACAAGTTACACCATTCCATATATGATTAGCGTAACCATTTATTTTATTATTTTGCTGACTAATTAACCATTCAAGTAAACTTCTTTTATTTAACAGTTCTTCGCCAACAATAGATGTTCTAATTATACAAGCATCTTCTGGTTCTCCTAATGATTTACTTACACCATATATTCCTGTTTCACTGTGTAAATCAGTTTCAATATAATTACCTTTTAATCCATCATATACACAATCTGTTGTTATATGAATAAATTTGTAGTTGTACTTTGTAGATAGTTCTTGTAATTTATGTGGAAATAATGTATTAATTCTAATATATTTTCTGTAATCTATTGTTGCACAGTTTTGTGGAATTATACCAGCACAATTAATAATTGTTTGAACATCACTATATTCTTTTTGTAATAAGTTAGATAATTTATTCCATAAATCATTCTCAATGTCAAATTCTTTACGTGTTATAGTTATTACTATATAATTTTCTGATAATACTTTATATACATAATTACCTAACATCCCTGTAGAACCAAATAGTATTATTTTCATAGTATTTTATTATTAGTAATTAAATACTATTTAAATGTATTATGTTAATGTATTTATGTATGACACTCACTAATAAAAAAATATTAATTTTTGGTGGAACAGGTTCATTGGGTTATGAAATAACAAAAAGATATATTAATAGCAATAATATTTATGCTTTTTCTAGAGATGAAAACAAGCATTGGCAAATGAAATTAGATTTTTTAAACAATAAAAATTTGCATTTTATAATTGGAGATATAATTAATAAAGACAAAGTTAATAATGCAATCCAGCGTGTCAATCCTAATATAATAATTATAGCAGCTGCCATGAAACATGTTGACCAATGTGAGATTAATCAAGAACAGTGTTTAAATACTAACTTATTGGGTGTTAAAAATATTCTTGATACTATAGAAGAACATAAAGGTTCTTTATATCCAACATTAGAAACCGTTTTATTTGTAAGCAGTGATAAAGCATGTAGTCCTATTAATACATATGGCATGTGTAAAGCAATTTCCGAGCAACTTATTATTGAAAAAGCATATTATATTAATACTATAAAATTTGTAAATATTAGATATGGTAATGTATTAAATTCGCGTGGTAGTATTATACCATTATTGCATAATATAGGTAACGACGTAAATAAGACAGAGTTCACATTAACACATAAAGAAATGACTAGATTTGTTATGACTTTAGAACAGAGTGTTGATCTAATTGATTATGCTATTATTAATGGAACTTCAGGAGATACTATTATACCAAAATTAATTTCAATGAATGTTAGTGATTTAATTGAACTTTTTTCTGAAAAATATAACAAACCAATTAAAACTATTGCTATTAGACCAGGAGAAAAAATGTTAGAATCACTAATTAATGAAACACAATCTTCACGTGTTGAAAAAAAAGGTGATTATTATCATATTAATTCAATATTTACTTATACTAAATCTATATTACCTGAAACTATGAAAGACTATAATAGTAAAATTAACCCATTAACAAAAGAAGAATTACAGGAATACTTACAATCTTATAATTTATTATAATAAATAAAATAATATTACTAATTCTTTTTATTTTTCTTTTTTTCCATAATGAAAAATTTGCAAATTCTAATATATGTGGTTCAACAAAATGTTTTTTGATTTCTACTTCTTCAAAATATTCTTTTGAACCTATTTCCTTTATTGAATGGTTTAAATTGCAAGGACGATTATTCCAATAATCTTTTATTGTGTTTATATCTTTAATTGAATTGATATTTTTCAGTCATAATATTTAAATATTATAATTATATACTATTTAAATTATATACTATTTAAATATTGTATGTTGTATAATATATTGAAATATGACAATATCGGTTGTATTAAAAGGAAGATTAGGCAATCAATTATTTCAATACGCCACATTACGTTCTATTGGTTTAAAAAATAATTATAATATTAGTATAAATATTAATTTTGAATGGCACGGACAAAAATGTTTATTAAATAATTTCAAGATTCCTCCAAATGTATATTCTAATAATAATAGTAACAATAACAATTTTATATATAAATATAATCAACCAGGAATAGCAGATAAATATGGGTGCTTTAATTCAACGGTTCACTCCAGTATATTAACCATACAGGATAATACATTATTAGAGGGTCATTTCGAAAATGAAGATTTCTTTAAAGAACATCGATATATTATATTGAATGAGTTAGTATTAAAAGATAATATACAAAATAAATATATTGAATTTATTAATAATATAAAAAATAATAACAACAATTGTGTTATTGTTGGTATACATATTAGACGCGGTGATCTATTACCCGTATTTAACGAAAATAATGTTTTTGAATTTATTAATAATTCTATAGATTTTATTAAAAAAAAAACTAATAATTTTTTCTGTATTTTGTTTATAGGCGGTTCAATAGTATCACAAACTGAAAATACTCACGAACAAGATATTGATTGGTTAAATTCTTATTCTAAAAATTTTCCACATAAAAATATTATATCTCCTGGAACATTATCAAATAATGAACTATTAGATTTTTCATTATTAACTTTATGTGATTACAATATACTAACATCGAGGTCAACCTTTAGTTGGATGGCGGCATATGTAAATAAAAATAATAATACAACACTTGTTAATAAAAATTGTATGTTACCTCCAGCTGAAAAGTTTATTGTTTTATAATATAATCAAATAGCCTACCATAGACTTTTTGAACTTCATTTATTAATTGAATTTCATATTTTATTATTACTTTTTTTCCAGCTTCAACTAACCATTTTGGTATTATTAATTTAGCACTTTCTTCTATAATTGGTATTTTACTATTTTCTTTATAGCAGACGTCTTCAATTATATATTCTTAACTTATTTTCATCTAATAATTTTTGTGTTAAAAAAATACTATCACGCTCATTATATTTACTTGTTGCTAATAATAAATCATTATCTATTTTATTTTGGTTTAAAAGTTTTATCATTCAAATGTTTTATATATTCTTCGGTAATATCAATACCCAAAATATTATATCCTGCGTTTTCAATAAATAAAACCATTCAAAGACCTAGTTTACCTATACCGCTAATTGTAATATTATTTTCCATAATACTATAATTATTATTTCTAATATTTTTATATAAAAATAACATTTAATATTTATATAAATAATATATAAATATTAAAACCTAATATATATTATTTATGGCTATTAGTAATAGTAACCCTAATAGTAGTAGTGTTGTTATTCCCAAAATTATCCATCAATTATGGATAGGTCATAAGCCTCGGCCTTCAAAATTTATGGCTACATGGAAAGATAAACATCCCGACTATGAATATATTATGTGGAATGAAGACGAACTTAGTAAGCGCGGTCTACGTTTGGAATGCGTTTCAAAAATTAATGAAATAGAGGAAATTAATGGTAAAGCTGATATTATACGTTGGGAGATTTTGTATCATTACGGTGGACTATTTGTAGATGCTGATTCTATTTGTATTGAACCATTTAACTATTTGCTTGAACAGCATAAACCTTTTTGTGGTTATGAAAATGAAAATGTTAGACAAGGATTAGTTGCCACAGGAACTATGGCATTTCCAAAAAATCATCCTTTACCAAGAGGCGCAATTGATTATATTAAAGCAAATCAAGTTAGTAGAGCAAAAACGGGCAAAATGGCATGGCAAACTGTTGGTCCAGAATTATTAACAAAACTTCTTCAAACTAACTTGTTCTCGGATGTAGTTATTTATCCTAGTTATTATTTTTTACCGAAACACGCTACAGGAATACAATATATGGGACATTCTATTGTTTATGCTTATCAAGAATGGGGTTCAACAAAGCAAAATTATGAAATTATGAATACTATTGAACTTGAAGATATTTATAAAGAACCTAAAACTTGGATTTCTGTTTTAGTAAGCAGTTACAATACAAATCATAAATATGTAGTAGAATGTTTAGAATCAATAAAGCAACAAGACGGACATTTCGGAATTGAATTAGTTTGGATAAATGATGGTTCAAATGAGTTAAGCACTAAGTTATTAGAAAAAACGCTTGGCGAATTTGAAAAGAAGATGCGGTTTATCAAAATAGTTTATAAAAAATGGACTAAAAATATGGGTATTGGTTATAGTTTAAATAAAGGTATTGAAATATGTTCACAAGAATTCATTATTAAAGTTGATAGTGATGATATTTGTTTAGCTGATCGTTTTATTAAACAAATTGAATTTATGAATAATAATACTGATTGTGTTATTGTAGGGTCTAATGCTCATTACTTAAAAGAAATTAATAATAAAAAAGTCGTTCAAGGACAAACAAATCATCCCTATTTATTAACATGGGAAGACTACAAAAAGTCTCCATCTCATTGGTTTATTAATCATCCATGTGTATGTTATAGAAAGTCTGCGGTGTTAGCAATTGGTAATTACAATGAGCTCACACATTCGCTATATGAAGACTTTGAACTAGAACTAAAACTACTAAAAAACTTTGGCAAGTTATATAATATTCAAGAAAATTTAGTTTATTATAGAATACACGGCGAGCAAGTTACAGCCAATAATAGTTGTGCTAAACCTGAAATTATTAATGCTAGAAATGAATTTATTACAAAATTATTACTAGATTAAATTATTGCTTTAAAAATATTGCTAAAAAAATTGAATTTTTTTATTTATTATATAAATTAATAACTATTTATGTAATAAATAATGATTATAGAACTTTTTAAAAATTTATTTCAATATTTAATGGTTAAATTTTTCCCAGATTATTATGAATATAAAGTAATAGAAAGGGTTAATTCGAGTGGTTCTTTTATTGAATATAGTGATGCTGACTAATAATTAAGTTATGGTGTTACCATTTATTGGATTTGTTGGATTTATATTTGGTTGATTTGGTTGATTTGTTTTTGTAAAGCTTGTAGGTATTTTAGGTATTGTTGGTATTTTAGGTATTGTAAATCTTGTAGGTATTGTGGTTCTTAGTGCTTTCATTGCTCTTGTGGCAATAGAGTCTTTTTTTGTCGAACTATCTTTTGATAGTTCTATTTTTTTCATATATATATTAACGTGTTGTTTATCTAAAAACATATTAAATATACATAATGCCAATAACCATAATAAGAAGGGCATATAATATTGTAATCCCACATCAAAAAAACTACCTATTAAATAACCGGAAATTATTAATATGAACATAATTAAAAATGACAGAGCAATATTATTCATTATATATTTTATATATAATGTTATTTATTTTGTTTAATAACTAATATACTTTTTTCTTTTATTGGTCTATTTTCTAACAAAAATTCACTTACATGGGAAGTATCTATTTCCGGATTATCTTTGAAATAATCATCTAACATTTTCAACAAATAATCTTTGTTAATAGGTGCCTTTACTTTATTTTTTTTATATAATAATTTTCCATTATTTATATCAAATCTGTCTATTTCATTATTTTCCATTACTTTTATTAAAGTATCTGATAATTGTTTTTTAGATGCTTTTAACTCTTTTAATTGCTTTTGTAAAACTACTTCTCTCGAATTTATAGAAACCCATTCTTTAATTGTATTTATTAATAATTGTTTTTGATCACCCATAATATTTGATTAGTTAATTAGTTAAATGTAATAATTAATTTTTACATTATTTTATTTTATATATTTAATTTTTTGGCATTATTTTTTATGGTTATTATTATTATGATTATTTTGGGGTTTGATTAAAAATTATTAGTCTATTAATTAAGTCTTCTTTTTTACCACTTAATTTAATAGCATGTTCACGAAGTTCTTCTTTTAATTCTTTAATAGTTTTTTTTTTATAATATTTTAACACATCAGCACTTATATTAGTAATAATTTCTTCTTCTTTTATATTATATTTTACATGGTTATTACAAAAAATTCCAAACTTTGTTATGCAAGCATTTTTTCTACATGGTTCAGAATTTTTCTCTATATATTGACATTCATTTAATTTTATTGATAAATCCGGTGGATAGTCTACACCTTTAGTTGATTTAATATTATAATATTTGAAATATGGCAATAAATTTTTTGATATAGCTCTACAATACGGACATTTGAGTTCATTTAACTTTAATTTAGAATTGTCTAAGTTTTTTTTTGTTTTTTGTTCTAGAACTTCATAATATAATTCTATATAGTTAAATTTATGGCTACATTCTAAAGTTATAGCATTTGCCACTAATACTTCATTACTAATTAAACATTTTTCATTGTTTTCACAATTTTCAACATTTTCATTTAAATAATTCAAAAATATATCTTTATTATTCATATAATTTAAATAAACTAGATTATTTAAATTATTTATATTATGTATTTAAATTTAAATTATTTTATTACTTAATATTATTAAAATGTCACTTTCTAAAGAGACTTGGGGTAATAATATTTGGTATTTATTTCATTCATTAGCACATAAAATCAGAGAAGATAAATTTGAGTTTCAAAAAAACAATATTATTTTTATCATTAAAACTATATGTAATACATTACCTTGCCCTGATTGTAGTAAAGATGCTACCAAAATGCTAAATAAAGTAGATTTTAATGTTATTAAAAATAAAAATGATCTAAAAATGTTTTTTTTTAATTTTCATAATGCTATTAATGCTAAATTAAATAAACCTCAATTTAGTTATGAAAGTTTGGATGCCAAATACAACAATGTTAATATTGATGCCCTATATAATAATTTATATGTTATATACGCTATAAACACACATATTCCTCATTTAATGTCGTCTAATTTTCATAAAAATCTCTCTTTTCCAAAAATACAAGAGGCGCTAACTGCTTTAAGAAACGATTTACAATAGTATAAAAATTATAAATTTATATTATCAAGGTGTGGTCGTGGTCCTGTATGATCTTCCATCTTTAAAAACTTCACATTTAAAATTTTGGTTCGTATTTGGTTTGCCACATTGAACATTATTACTTATTGTATCACTAAAGTATATTAATTTACTGTCTTTAGAAGTCACAAATAAGAGTAAATAATACGCTATACCTAAAAGTGTGCCACATCCAAATCCTGATACTATTCCCATAATATTTGAGCATTTATTACTATATTCAACCACAGCATTTATAGTTGTAATTCCCACTAAAAACACTAATAGCGAATAATTTTGTTGATTGTTAATTATCATAGGATAAATTATATATGCCGATGCAAAAGATAATATTGATGTGCTCATAGAAGGTGAATCATATATGACACCTCCATCATTTACAGTAAAAGGACCAGGTATTACATTGCAAAATGGCGATGCTAAGCTGCTCTGTTCATGTTTTAACGTTATTTTAATTAAATATACAAAAATTGAAAGTATAACTAGTCCCATATTGAATATTATACCTTTTACTATACTATTTTGCATAATTGAAAATAAAGTTATAAAAAATATTACTAGTATTGGAGCAGTAAAAGAAATATATTGAAATAAGTTTGTCCAAGTCATCCGCACTGATTGTAGAGGATTACTAGGCAACGGCGCAGAAATACCAGTCGATGAATCCGCCATACTAGTCAATTAAAATACTATAATATTTTATATTTATAATAATACATTTAAAATAATACATTTAAAATATTATAATATAATATCTTTAATAGCGTCTATTATATTTTCTACTTCAACAAATAAATAATTACTTAAATCTTTATTATATTTTTCACAAAAATTCTCAAAATCTTTTGCGTTAGTTTTTGGATAAAAGAACGTGGTTACACCGGCACGCATCCCACCAATTATTTTCAAATCTAACCCTCCTATTGCTGTTATTTTTCCTTGTAAACAAATTTCGCCTGTTATTGCTATATTATTTCTTATTTTTCTTTTAGTTAATAAACTATATAAAACGATTGCTATTGCTGCTCCTGCCGAAGGTCCATCTTTAGGCGTTGCTCCTTCTGGAACATGAATATGTATTCCTTGCAACTTACTTTCTTCTAATTCTTTTGATAATTGTTTTAGTTCCTCGTTACTTAATAAACTTAGTGCCAATGTTTTTGCCACACTCATGCTTTCTTTCATAAC